GCGGCCTGCTGATCCAGAGGAAGCATCGAGAACTCGGGGTTCGCCTTGGCCAGATCGCCGATCACCTTGGTCAGATCAGGTGCGGTCTTGTCCTTCTTCCCGAAATGCATGTCGTAGAGGGTGTCATAGGCCCCTTCCGGCGACAGCTTGCCGATCACGGTCATCAGCAGATCCTGGGTGGACTCGAACTCCTGATAGAAGACCTCACCACTCTCCTCGCTCTGGAACGCGATCCTGGCAGAGACGAGCCCGCCGTTTTCGTCGGTGACAAACTCGGATTTGTCCCGCAGCGCGGTGTATGCATCATCGAAGTAGGTGTTGTAGGCGCCGGTGATCCCATCGATGAAGCGGTCGGTATCACCGACATTCAGGGCGTGAACCGCGCCCATCCACTGGCGCATCCCATCCTTGGTGCGCTTGTCGTCCATGAACTTTTCAAAGGCCTCTGCCTTCTCCACCTGGCCGGTGCGCAGGTAGTGTTCGATGATCGCCGGCATCTTCTCAGCCTGATACGCCTTCATCCCTGCATCCACGGCCCGGTCCAGCTTGGCTTGGGTGGTCTTCACCGGCGCATTTTTGCCAATGATGCCGAAGGACAGGGGTGGCGCCGTCTTTGCCGCCACATCGATCGACGCAACCGGGGTGCCTTGGTCTGTCACCGGTGCGGCCGGCGCCTGATCCTTGCCTTGCGGCTTCTGCGCCTGGAACGCACCGGAGGTGTCGGTGGTGGAGACCACAGGCGCCGGGGTCACGGGAACATCCTCGACCGGCTTCGGGGCTGCTGGCGCACCAGGTGCGGCATCTGCGACCACAGGGACGCCACGGCGCTTGGCTTCGTCATTGGCCATGGCGGCGGCGACAGCGGCATCCATGATCGAGAGCGGGCGCTTCGAAGGCGGCACATCATCATAGGGCCCGGGGGCAGAGGCTTCACCCTTGGCCTGATCCTTCGGTCTGTCACTTGCACGGGTGTTGGCTTGTGCCGCCTCCACGGCCTGATCGAGCAACGTTTTCTCCCCTCGGCCGGGCGGGGCTTCCTCATCCCGTCTTGCCTCCCGGTTCACCGGCGCCCGCTCCTGTTCGGGCGAGGTGACCAGCGGGACGCGGCGGCTTGGGGTAGACACCTGTTCAGGGATCGTTGGCGCTTGGTCGGCGCCAGTCGGTGCAACCTGCTCGGGGCTGGCGACCTGCGGCTTGATGCTGAGATCGCCATAGGACAGCTTGGTGCCGCTTCCCACCGGCATGTCAGGCGGCGCCGGTTCATTCGACGTGGATACCGCGACATCGGAAGGGGCGCCCGAGATCATGGCGTCGACAGTATCGTTCCAGGCGGCGATCTCGGCGTCACGTTGGGAGAGAAGGCGGTCTTCCTCCTTCCGCTTCCTCGCGCGTTCCTCGCGGGTATAGGCGCGATCCTCTTTGCGCCACTCCTGATCCTGGCGGCGCCAGGTGTGTTCTTCATCATCGATCTGGCGACGGCGCTTGCGGTCTTCGCGGCCCTCGCGCCAGTCCATGCCATCCATCGTGCCGGAGACCAATCCAGAGAAGAAATCGGCCATTATTGCGCTCCCTTGAAGAAGCTGGTGAACCATTCGCCGGACTTCGGCGCCGATTTGGCTGGTGCGGCCACCTTCGGGGCGAGGCGGCTGTCGAAAACCGCCTTCGCATAGGCTTGCCGGCGCTCGTTGTGCGGCGTCCCGGGCCGCCAGAACTTCTGGGAGGCGATGAGTGCTGCTTCTTCCGGCGAGGTGGAAGCCATGATCGCATCCCAGGCGCCGCGCTCGCTGGTTTGCCCTTCATGCCAAAGAAACTCGAGCTGGGTGTCAAAATCGGAGGGATCGACGCCCCGCTCATTGGCGAAGTTGAGATAGGCGCGCTTTCGCACCCCATTCCACTGGCCCGAACCGAAGGCGTTGCCATTGTCACCCACGGCCGCCGGATTGATGTCGGCTCCACTCTCCTGCATCAGGTTGCCGACAAGGCCAGCGGCGACATGACCGGGCACACCTTTGTTGGTGTAGAAGTCGAACGCATAGGCGGGGCGATCCGAGATCGCACCATCATAGGCAAAAGTGTTGCCAGACGCAGGGGCTGAATGGTCAGTCGCACCAGGTGCGCTGCGCAGCGCCGCCGCGGACTCGAGAATGCCAAGTTCGCGTTCCCGGGTCTCCCGGGTCCGCTTCTTCTCGACCCCATCGGCGAAACCGGTGAGAAGGCCGGCGGCGAGAGTCATTTCGCCCCCCTGGTGTCCGCATAGGCGGACAGAAGGTCTTGCGCGATGCTCTGGATCGAATAGGCCTCGAATTCTTTCGATGGCGCCCCTTCGCCAATGGACTCACAGACCCACTGGAACGCATGAACGGCTTCATGGACGAGAAGGCCGACGATGGAGTTGTGGTCTTCGTGCTGGTCGTGGTTGATGGTGATCAGCACCACGGTTTTATTGTCATGCGTCCTGAAGCGGACACAGCAGCCCGGTGACGTGGGATAGGGGCTGTCCTCAACCCTCATGCGCTTGATCTCGCGCTTCCACGCCTTTTCCGAGGGGCAGAAGCCGATGAAGACGGGCTGCCAACCCCGTTCGATCCATTTGACCAAGCTTTTCTTCATGCCGCCATCGCCTTCGGCTTGCCAAGGGCGTCGACTTTACCGGCGAGTTCCTTGAGGGCGCCCATGGTGACGCCAAGGGCGTCGATGACGTTGATGGATTTGCCGTCACCCAGCCCGGTTTTCGCGGCGAAATCTTCGGCGTAGGTGCCGATATGTTCGCCGCCGTCGCCTTCCCCATCCTTGTAGCGCCATTTTTCGACGCGCATCGATTTGACCGCGTCAAGGATGCCGTGGACTTTACGCTTGTCGGTCTTCTTCTCCTCGGACGACGCCATCGCCCCGATGGCTTGCCCAATGCCGGCGCCGATGCCGCCCATGATGTTGTTGTTGGCGGTCCATGCGCTCATCTGTTGGTTGAACTGCGTGTTCAGCAGGTTGCCCTGCTGGGCATAGCCCTGCATCGCCCCGGCGTTGCCAGACGCCGCAGCACTGTTCGAGAGTTGCATGGATTGCGCCGGGTTCACCGCCATCCCCTTGCCCAAGTTGATGGCGTTGGCCTTCATCGCCTCCGCTTTGGCTTCGACATTGCGGCGGGCCATGTTGCCGGCGCCGGCTGCGGCCAGGGCCTCGGCGGTCTGATCGCGACGGGCCTCACCGGCCCAGCGGCCAGAGGCGGGATTGACGCCCATGGCGGCGGAGCGGCGTTCGGCGATACCGCGCGAGATCGCCGACTGCTGGCGCACATCGGCGACTGCCTCGGCCGCCGCTTCCGCCTGCCGTTCCGGGCTGTCATAGGAGGCAGCATCCTTGACGTATTGGTCTTCGAGCGGCTGGAACACCGCCTTGTATCTTGCGCGATCATCGGTTGCCCACTGGTTGGTGACATCCGCCTGGCCCTGCATGAACTTGAGGTATTCTTCGCCGATCTGCGCGGATTTGACGGCGGCGGCGCCGATCTGGGGATCGGGATCAGGTGCGCTTTTCTTGCCCATCGTCTGTCCTTTTCGCCTCTAGCCACCGGCATTCATCGACCAGCATCCCGAAGAGTATACCATCGCCCCCGTCCGTCGCACCACAACGGATAGTGGTTTCGATCCGAAAACCGAGTTTCAGACACAATATCTGGATGGGGATGTTCTTCACCGACACCACCGCATTGATGCGCTTCACCTTCTTGTGGTGGAAGGCGTAGCCAAAGATCAGGCGCAGGGTGAACTTGGACAGCCACCGCTTGCCACCATTGGTGGTCACATGCATCGAAAGGAAGTGGCCGTAGTGGGCGTTGTAGAGGATGACGGCCAGAATCTCGCCGGTAGCCTTGTCCAGCACCCCGACCGCTTCGCTGTCAGCGGCGAGTTCGGAGGGATCGAGTTGAAGCCGAGGTGCAGCCCAGGCTTTGAGAGCGTCTTGATTTGAGGCGGTGACCAGATGGGGCATGGCTCAATACTTGATGCACAGCTTCCAGGCCAGGTTGCGCGGCCTCGTCTCACCGCCCCGGCTGCCGGTGTTGGCGCCATAGACGTAGATGTTGTGGGCGTGGGTGCCGGCGTCGCCAATACCGACATTATGGCCGTGAGCGCCGGCGGCTTCTGTGTATTCGGTTCCAAGGCCACCGGATGAATGATTGGCGGTTCCGATGTAGCCGCCTGTGCTTGCTCCATTCCCTGTGCGCACTGGATGGGTATGCTCGCCTTGCGTGTCAGTCCAGGCGGCGTGGTTGTGGTTGCCCTGAGCGTCTGCCGCTGCGACGTGGCCGTGATCCTGGAACTGATGGTGCTGCCAGCTGCCGAAGACGCGACTTGCATCGGCGCCGCGACCAAGATCGGCGGCCCGGATGAACTCGCCCCTCGCATCGATCAGGGAGAAGGTGGTGGACCCGTTGCCGGGGCCGAACTGATGCGCCACCTTTCCGCCCTCTGTGCCGGCAAGCAATCCGCTGGCCTGGATAAAGTTCCACAGCGACGAGTAACTTGCTCGGGAAAATGTGGCCCCATTCAGGTCCAGCCAGCCGGGTTGGGTGACGGAAGACGGGAAGAAGGCGACAATACCCACCGGTGCCAGAAGCGACGGCGACATGTTGGCCAGTGCCACCTCGATAGCGGCGCGATCCGCGGCGGCGGAGGTGGCAGCGGTTTGCGCCAGCACCCGTTGGGCGGTGACACCATCGCCATCGATATACTTGGGCAGCGACAGATAGGCGGAGACACCATCACCGATCCGAAACACCTTGGTATCGGTCTCATAGCAGGGCTCACCGGCCGAGGGTGTCGGGTTCACGGCCGTCCATTCGGCCAGAGTGCCTTGCCGAAGGCGATACTTGACGGTCGGCATCACACCACCCCCTTGATGAATTCGCGTTCCGTGCGCCTGCGGGCGAAGCCGGAGGCGATGAAGAGTGCGAAGATGAGAAGCCCGGGCCAGAACGCATAGGCGGCGGTCGCCGCAGCGGTGGCGACGAAGGCGACATCCTCGAGGCTGTCCCAGGTGGCCCCGTCGAACAGCGCGATCTGGACCTGTTCAACCAGCACCCAATAGCCGATGGCGGCCACCCACCACGGGACGCCAAGGAAGACGGCGCCCACCCCAAAGACGAGGCCATGCAGAGATTGGTTGCGGAGATAGCCCCAGGGATCGGCGATGAAGCCGGACGGGGTTCGCAGCAGATTGAGCAACCATTTCAGCATCACGGCGCCTCCTCGAGTTGTTCCAGCACCCAATCCTGGACTTCGGCCTGACTATGTCCGGCCTCGAGTCGGATCGCGGCGAGGAAGATCAGATCCATGATCTCGACCGGCACCCCGAAGGCGACACGGAAGGTTTCCATGTCGGGATGGGTGCGCAGAACAATGGTGACGGTGTCCCACCACAGAACGAGATCGTCATAGGCGTCCACTACGCGCCGGGTCTCCAGTTCAGCCATGAGCGCGGCCAGCATGTGCGGGGCCGGCGGATAGGGGATCATCTTCAAGGCGGCGGCGAAGGCCCGCTTCCATGGCGCCCATGTCTCGCGCGCCAGTGCCAGTTCCTCCTCCGGCGTCTGCGGCGGCGGCGCCGGGGTTCCGGGGTTGACTACCACTTGCTCCCAAGCGGTGCCGGTCCAGCGACGGCGTTTGCCGGCCTGAGCGGCTGGTGGAGCGACAAGCACGACACCGGCGGGCTTGATGAATTCGTCGCCCTCGATCAGGGGATCGGGCCTTGGGTTCGGTTGAAGGGTGACCTCGCCGACAAAGTAGTTGTTCTGGTCAGTCTGGTAGCCTTGCATGATGCCTCACTTCGCCGCCCAGCCGGTGTTTCCGACACCGGACTGCTTGACATACAGGGTGGTGGATGCGCCGCCATCGAGGCGGCGATAGAGGGTGCCAACCTTGGCGGTGACCGCGCCTTCTGGTGATCCGTTGCCGGACAGGATGCCCGCCTGAGCCAGAATGGCCTCGACCAACTGGTCGGTCAGCTTGTCCAGGTCACCTTGGCGCACCGCCTTCATTTTGGGATCACCGCGCTCGCCCAGCAGCACCTCCACCTTTTCGGCGAGGATGCGCAGCAGCGCGCCCGAGTCCTTGGGTTGCAGCGGCATCATTGCGCCAACTCCTCGATGCTGCCGGCGAGCGAGATCGCGGAGATCTCGGCCGAACCTTCGACCTCGACTTCCCAGCGTGAGGCCAGGAAGCCGGCGGGCAGACGGGCGGGCGCGTTGAAATCGGTGGTGGAGTGGACGAGAACTCCATCGGCAAAGATGCGGGTGGTGACCTCCACCTCTTCCGATGCGCTTTCCTCGGTTTCGACCAAGACGACCCCAAAGGTTTCGAGGTGGGGGAGGACGAACCGCTTGGATCTCCACCGCGCCGGGGCCTCCGGGGCCGAGGGATCATCGAACAGCCGGATGGTTGTGTTATCGTCAAGCACATAAAGCGCGCCCTCGGTCTGCTGGGCGTAGAGCGCGGTTGGCTGGACCGGTGGTTGATCGACGCTGACAAAGAAGGGTTGTTCGCCGGTCAGGTCGATGATGCCGATCGACCGCAGATCGCCGGATGTAGCTGGCCCGCCACCGGTGTAGGTGATGAACGGTTCCGGCAGCACCGGTCCCTCGGCGTCATAGTCGGGCAGACCGGCGTAGCTGGTGCTTGGTGAGCCGCCCGCGATGGTTTCGATGGCCCCGGAGATATGGGCGAAGATGTATTTTCCATCGAAGTTTTCGGCGATCAAGGTTTCCGGCGAGAGAGCGGCCCAGGCCACCTTGTCGAACAAGCCACGGCTGGCGACCTGAGAACCGGAAGCGGTGATCGTGATCAATCCATCATGGCTGGCATAGGCGGCGGCAAACCCGAGATCCACGATGGAGCGGGCGGAGACGCAGGGCAGGCCTGACTCCATCCGCTCCATCACCATCGACTCCGGGGCGGTGCCCTGCACGATGTAGGGGGTGCCGGTGGTCATCACCGCCAGTGTCGACCCGAAGGCGGCGAGCCCGACGATGTCGTAGTCCAGCAGCAGCGCATACTTCGATGGCCACGCATGCGGGATGTAGGGCTCACTGAAATACAGCGTCTTGCCCACAAACCCGGCGAAAATGCCGTTTGGCATGGCGGTCAGACCGGCGAGATCGTCGTCTGGGGGGTCGTAGTCGTTGGATGGCACCACCTCCGCCAGCCTCTTCCATGTGGTGGCGAGGGAGTCGGCATAGGTCGTTGTGGCCACCGGGATCTCGGCGATGAAATAGAGATCGGTGACACCAAGCGCAGAGGTTTGGGACCGATAGATGCGCCTGCGGTTGATACCGCGCCCCGAGGGGGTCGCCGCGAACCCGCCGACTGTCACTGTCATCGCCGGAGAGACCGTGACCACCGCCGGCAGCGGTGATGGCGCGCTTTCTTCGTCAAGTTCGGTGACCCAGGTATAGGCGTAGGTGATATCGGCTTGGAGCGCGGTGTTCAGGGTGCCGGATGGTGTCAGGGTGGGTGCGGATACCGGGGCGTCCAGTCGAAGCGGATAGGTGGTCGCACCATCCTTGCGCACCTTTGGCGCACCGTCTCCGGTGATGTAGAGGCGGTCGGAGGCCACCGGGCCCGGGGCAACCTTGACCTCGACCGGCCAGGACAGCCATTCCGAACCATGCTTGTAGATGGTGGTGGCTGATGCACCCAATTCATGCTCGAGAGAGGCGCCGCCATAGGGCCGGATCGCACCGGAATCGAGATTGGTGTTCACCGCCGCCTGTGCGAAGCCATCCGGCAGCAATCGCGGATGCAGCCGGGGGATCATCCCTTTGAAGTTGGCGATGCGAAGCAACATCAGAAGTCGTTGTATCTGGTTCGGCCGCGCGCCCTGGTCTGGCCGCGCAGGTTTGCGGTGAAGTGTGTGTTGCAGGCGTCTTCGAAGCGGGCGGCATGGATGGCGGCGCCGGAGGGATCGGTCCAAGGGCGCTCGGGCAGCAGGAGAAGGCGGGCGACGGCGCCGGACCCTATTGGTTCAGCGAACTGGTCCAACATGAAGTCGGGGACTTGGTTGAAATAGTCCTGCAGCATCACACCGGACCTGGTGTAGTCGTGGCCGGCCTTGGGCTTGAGAAACACGGAGACTGAAAGGGTTCCGGGCTCGAAGGGGAACAGGATGAACCGGCCCCATTCGGCTTGTGACAGCCATTTGGGCGGCGCCGGGGTTGCCAGCCGCCAATCCGCGGGGAGATCGTTGAATTGGGTGACAGCCAGATCGATCGGCCCCCAATTCGCACGTTCGACCCTGTGAATCTCGGCGTAGTCCGGCACCTCGATAGCGAATTCGTTGGTGGTAACCTCGACCGACAGGTTCATCCGCCAGCAGCGGGTGCGCTCGCAAAACTCCCGGGCCGCCAGTCGAGCCATGAACTCCAGCGCGATCTGGGAGACATTGGGCACATGCGGGGCGATGTAGGGGGTGAATTGCGAGGTATAGATCATCGCTTACCTGTTGAACCGGGTTGTCGGCGAGTTGACGTTGCTGGTCGCCTCGTTCGTGGCTTTGATGCCCAATGCTTGCTGGAACAGAGCGAGGTGAGCCTGGGCCCGTGCGGCTGCACCCGGCAGGTTGATGTCCTTGCCGAATGCCTTGGCGAGAACGAAGTCGTAGACCGCGTTGCGGTAGGCATCCGGGACCGGCACCACCATCGAATAGGAGTCGGTGCTGGTGGGGTTGGATGGGATGGCAAGCGGCGCAGGCAAAGCCGAGGCCACCACCTCGATCACGCCTGTCCCATCGTTGCCGGGGACGACGAAGAAGGCGGAGGGATCGCTGTCATGGTCGACCACATGGGCCACCATCTGGTTGTAGGGGAGATAGGAGGGGTCATGCCAGTTGGGGACGAAGCTATCGATATCGATGCGTGAGGCTGGCGTGATCACCTTGCCCCCTGCCCTGCCCCCTGGGGCGTCGTCGCGGGCGACCAGGTTGCGGTTGACCTGCAGCAGCTGATGATAGCCCTCGGGCAGCGATTGCAGGGTGCCGCGCTGGAGTTCGACCTCGATGGTCTTGCCGGTGGCCGAGGGTTTCGCAATGGCGATATCTCGGACGGCCTGATTGACCCAGCCCAGTAGTTCGGCCCGGGGCCAACGAACAAAGTTGCCGTCATTCAGCGTGACGGCAACTTCGGTCAGGATGGAGGCGACTGTAAACGACATCTCTCACCAGTGGTTGGAGGTGTCGATCAAGCCTCGACAGGCTTCATCAGCGCCCCAATGACATTCTTGCGCGAGGACCGGGGCGCCGGATCGCGGCCGAACCGGGCCTTGAAGGCGTCCCAGACCTCTTCCTTCGACATTTCGTCGTAGGGGTTCGGTTCCTCGACCGGCTTCTGCGGCGCCGGCTCGGTCGCCGGGGCGGACTCGATGGCGGCCTTGATCGTGTTGACCTGGTCAGCCTTGACCATCTCAAGCGTATCGGGGTGGGTGCCGGATTCCTCGGCCTCGCCGGCAGCAACCGGCGGCGCAACCGGAGGTGTGGTTGTGGTGGTGACCTCACCAACCGCCACGGTATGGGCGTGAATTCCGTCGCCAACCGGATGGGCGTGATCGCTCTGCGTCGCGGCAGGAGTGATGGCGTGGGTGTGGGCGGGATCGGTCCCAGCGAAAGCGCCGGTGGACTGCGGAGCGACAGGCGGCGGTGCTTCCTTCGGATCAGTCAGTTCGGCTGGCTGATAGGCGGGATCGCAGCGCAGCAGCACCAGCGCATGCTCGGGATCGGCGACATCAGCGATGTGGCGCCCATCGGGCTGGGGAGCGAAATGGTAGGTGGTGCCGGAGACTTCGACCTTGCTGCCGCCTTCGCGGTGAATGGAGAGTTCGATACGCATCGGGGATTCCTGCGATTAGGAGGGATTGGTGCCGCCCCGGGGGATGCCCTGACCCTCCCCGGGGCGACTACGCGCCGTTCCCTCGTCCAGCGCGATCAGAAGACGAGATCGAGGATCACCGTCAGCTTCTTGTTGGCGGCGGCCGACACATCGGCGGCGATGGTGGCGCCGATGGAGCGGTGGGTATCCGCCGGGGCGATGCCCTTGCATTTCAGCGCGGTGGCTGCGGCCTCGGTGTTGTTGACCGATTGGGCCGAGAACAACTCGGTGCCGACCGTGCGGGCGTTGTCGAGACTGCCGGGGGTGCCGGACATCAGGCCAACGTTCGCGGTGGTGGCGCCAAGGTTTTCGCCGATCACCTGGCAACCGACGACGCGAGCCCCGGCGGGCAGCAGTCCCATCTCGATCTTGTCGTTGGCTGCGACATAGCCGGTGGGGTTGAAGACGTATTCGAAGATGGCGGAGGTGCGGACGCCGGCGGCGTAGGCCGTGGGCTGGAACGCCTTGCCCTTCGCGGTAGGGGTCTGGAGGACGGTCATGGCCGAGTTCCTTGTTCCTGATTGGGAGAAGGCCGCCGGTCACCCGGCGGCCGCGTCGATTACGCCTCTCAGGCGTTCGGATCCTTGGCGTAGGTGTCCATCGCCAGCACACCGAAGTCCCGGTTGTTGAAGCGGGTCTTTTTCAGGCCCATGATGATGCCGGCGACAACGGTGGGTTCGTTGTCGTAGTCCTCCATCTCTTCTTTCCAGGTGAAGCGCTGGCCGCCGGGGGTGCCGTAGGCGATAACGCCCGCCTGACGGCCCATGAGGAGCGCACGAGCGGCGGGGAGGTTGGCGCCGGCACCGTAGTCGGAGAACCGGATGACGTTTTCATGGGAGTGGAGGACGGCATTGTTGATCATGCCGAGGCCACCCTTGAAGATCATCGAGTTCCGGCCCTCGGCCGTCGCCACCGCCTTCTGGATGTCCAGCCATTCGCCAGCGACGCTGGAGTTGCGCATGCTGTGTTCCTGGTAGGTCGACATCAACACCACCAGGTGCGGGGCGCCATCCACATCGATCGGGACGATGTTGGTGGCTTCGGTGTCGACCGACCGCATCATCTTGACACGCACGATCGCGCGCTCGATCAGCGACTTCGACATCACGTCGGACGTGGTGATGGTCGCTTTCGAAGTCGCCGAACCGCCGAACAGAAGGTGGGTGGCATCAGGGGCCTGCAGGGCGTTGCCAGCAAACCCGGTGTAGTCGGCGGGCTCGATGAACTCCTCGTTGATGCCGCGCGCACCCGACAGATAGACGAACTTGATTTCGTCCAGATAGGCGCGCCAGTAGTCGGTCAGACGGTCTTTTGCGACCTTGCGGAGGTCGTGAACCACCCGTTTCCGGCTCATTTTGCCGCCGGCGCTGACGGGGTGCCGCATCTGGTCGATGATGACCTCGTCCGAGAAGAAGCGTAGGGCTTCTTCCTTACCCTTCACCCGGTTGTCACCGAAGGTGGGCCGCTGGCGCAGCTGCACGGAGAGGTCGAAGCTGACGCGGTCGCCGGCGTCAGAGGCGATCTCCAGTTTTTCCTCGATGATGTTGTTGTCGCCCTTGCCCTCGAACTTGCGGGAGAAGTAGCCCTTGCGGTTCACATCGACGGCAAGGTTGGTGGACCATTTCTTCTGGGCTTTGGGGTCGCCCCACGCGATCACGGTCGTGGTCATGGTGTTGCCTCTCGCTAACGTTGCGTGAAGGCGCGTCCATGCACCATGTCATGGCCAAGGTTTTACCAGATGTTGCGCTTTGTGAAAAGAGACACGCTATATGTTGTGTCAGGTTGAACCGGGCGGTGTGTTTTCCCCGCCCGGTTCATCGATCCGCCTGATTTGGACAGCCGCAGGCGCCAGGATGCGGAGCGCCATCTTGGAGTTGTGGTCGCGGGTGACCTCGACCACCACATCATCACCGATGGCGATGCGCGTTCCGGGGCGGATCTTGAGTTGCAGCACCGTTGCCCCCTGTCAGATATCCAGCGAGGCGAAGTGATCGCGCTCCTCTGGGGTCAGTGAGGCCATGATGCGTTCGGCCTCGGCCGCATCGGCCTTTTCCAGGCGATCTTGCAACTCGCCGAACCGGGTATCCCTGGTATTGGAGAGGCCGGCGGATGGCATCGTCTGGATGGTGACGGGCAGAGGCGGTTTTTCCGAGGGCGGCGGAGGTGCCTTCGGTTTCGCCGCCTTTGGGTCGGCTTGGGGATCGGGTGGTGGAGTCACCTTTTCGAGCGGGGGCGCCTTGATGCCAAGGGCCTCGGCCTCGACCAGGTAGCGTTTGTGGGCGAGTTCGAGGATCTGCCGCTGATCCAGCTTGGCCCTAAGCGCCTCATTGCCCAGGATGTCTTTGACATGCTGATCATAGGCGTTGACATGCGCCTCCTCGATCAGCCCGGGATGCTCGGTCAGGTAGGTGGTGGCCGCACGGTTGAAGCTGTCACGGTAGGCATCGAACTGCGCGGTAGCCGCATCCTCCACCGCCTTTTCATAGACCTCGACCAACTTGAGATCGGCCTTGGCCGCTGCTTCGCGATCCGCGATGTCCTGTTGTTCCTTCAGGTATTCTTCACGGGTGACCTCGCCATCTTCGTAGCGTTCAAACGCCTTTTCGCGGGCGGCCTTGGCCTCATCGATGATGGTTTGGGCCGCTTCTACGTCGACTTCGGGGCGCGGTGGCAGAACAGGCGCATCAGGCGGCGCAGATGTGATTGGTGGCTCGCTTTCGTCAGCTTCGGTAACGGCAGGCGGGGTTTTTTCGTCCGTCTCCGTCTGGCCTTCTTCGCCATCTTCACCCTCGTCCTGATCATCCTCAAGTGCGGCCCGCTCCTCATCGGTGAGGCGGGCCAGATCGGATTCGTCAAACTCATCGCCCTCGGGGATGTCGTCCTTGGGCAAGAGGCTGGAGAGGTCTTCTTCACCATCACCACTTGCAAGCGGATCGATGGTGTCGTCTTCGTCGTCCAGTGGCGGCGCTGATTTGTCGTTCATCACAAACTCCTTGTTGCAGGGCTCAGGTTGGGGTGGGTCCGTCTTCGGAAGCACAGACCGGATACCGGTAGAGGACGCGGTAGAGGTTTGCGCCGAGGTCAACGTCGACACGAATGATGGTGGCCCCAGGCGGCAGACGGGTGTCTTGGTCACACCTGTCTGCTTGCCTGATGATCAACATCCCCAACGCCGACTCCGCACCAAGCGGCACATCCGGCGCTGGGTCTTCGGGATCGAGGTATTCGAGCAGCGTGGAAAACCGGAAGCTGCGCAGGGCCGCGAACATGGGATTGAGGCCGGGCATTACACCATCTCCTGTTGAGGCGTGGGCTCAGGTGCCATCGGTGCTGGCGGCACCATCTGCGGGCTTGGCGGGGGTGGCATCGGGGCGGGCTGGGCCCCGGTGGTTTGCAGGAGCGCGTCGGCGGTATCGACGGCTGGCGCCGCCTCCATCATCTGGATCGCCAATTCCAGCGCCGTCTTCATGTCCGCCAGCTTTTCACGCGGCACGGTTTCGAGCGCGCGCTGGATATCGGCGCGCACCTTGTCGGTGTCGGTTGCGATCTTGGCTGCCTTGGCCTCGGTTTCGGCGGCTTTGGCCTCGATTGTCCGCAGGTTGGCCTCTTCCGCCCGGGCCGCCATCTGTGCCTGACGCTGCGCCTCGGCTTTCCTGGCCTCACGCTCGGGATCGGGGGTGTTGGGATCGGCGTCTGGGTCTTCCATGCCTGTGATCTGTCTGACCCGCTTGACCAATTCCTCGCCGTTGGGCAGGTCCATGGACTCGATGAGAAGATCGAGCATGACCATGACGATCTGCGGGGCGACCGGTGCGATCTTGGCGGCCAGATCAAGGAATTGCTCGACGGCGGCCTGCCGCATGGTCGCGTTGTAGTCGTCCTCGGCGATCACATAGTCGGCCTTGGACCTGACAATATCGTTCTCGGGCAACCCATCATTGACGGTGATGTAGTCGGGCACTCCGCGCTGGTTGGTGATGCGGAACTGCTTTTCCTCGGTGGTGAACTGTTCGATGAGGGAAAGCCGTTTTTCGCCATGAAACTGTCTGGCCATCCGCAGATTGTCGAAGATCGGGGCGGTGGACAGCGCGCCTTGCTGCTGGCGGGCGATGATGGCCTTGCCGGAAGAGGCGTTGGTGGTGCGGCCCAGGCTTTCATCGGTGACGCCGGACAGCGACTGAATCATGTTGGTGGACATGCCCATCAGTTCGAGGTGTGAAGCCGCCAACTCGCGCTCCGTCTTCATCTCGAACGCCCTGCCCACCTTCTTCACGATGATCGGATCGGGCCGGGCGGCTTCTTCCTCCAACTCATCGATATCCTCGACCGCTCCTTCATCCATGATGATGACGCGGCTGTTCAGGATGTATTGGGCCTTGGATAGCCGCTTGTTGATGTCGCGTTGGGCGTCCCGCATGTTGCGGATCACCCCATAGGGCGAGTTGTCCTTGGCCTTCCGGTAGGCGACCAGGGGCGTGAACGGGAAGCGGTTGTGCCGGTAGGGCGATGGTGACAGCCACAGCAGGCCGGTTGTGGTCATCACCGCCACATACATGCGGTAGACCACCTTCTTGATCAGCTTGGCGCGGCCGCTTTCGATGTCTTCGACATGGCCGGGGCTCCACGGATCATACAGTTCGCCGCGGAACTCGCCGCCCCGCATGCGATAGGTTTCCTCGGGCACCCGGAACCATGCTTCGATCAGTCTTACCCGGTCCCGGCTGTAGCTGGGATGGTCGGTGGTGGTGCTGGAGAGTTGGACCACCTCTTCTTCGTGGCTGTCCATGGCGCTGTCGCCCATCCGGTCGAGGCTGGCGCCATAGTCGTGGTATCGGCTGATCGCGGAGTCGATGATGTGTTCGCGGCCCTTGAATGTGGCCCGGGCGAAGTCGCTATCCACCCATTTGGAGCGGAACATGAACCGGCCATCACCGCAGTCCAGATCGGTGGCGGCGGAATCGGCGAGCAAATTGCGCCAGCTGACGAAGCGGTCGAAGATGGGTTCGCCCTCGTCGTCGTCCTGAACGCCGCCCTCCATCCATGAAAGCCCGGCTTTGACCTGTTCGGCGAAGGCTCTGGACCAGTGGAACTCCGCCATATTGGTGTCGTCCAGGTATTTCATCAGCGCCGTCTTCTTTTCGGCCGCCTGGGCGGTCTCTTGGCGGCGCGGCAGAATCTTGTAGTTGGTGCGGCCGCGTCGCTCCGTTCCGATGATCCAGTTGATGGATTGGGCGATCAGGTTGAACACCAGCGCTTCCTGTCCGCGCTGCTGCAGCTTCATCACATCCGCCGCTTCCCACTGGTCGTTGTCGTAAAACGCCTCATCCTTTTCCATCTCGCGACGGGCGCCCGACTGTTTCTCCAGTTCGCTCTGATAGAAGCTGATCAGCCGGCTCCAGATCGCCATGTTGGCGGGACTGTCCAGCTTGGATTTGGCGGCCTCGGCGATATCGCCCATCATGGTGTCGCTGGCCGGCTTGCGCTTGGGCACCTGGAAGTTGGCGGGCGCCAAGGCAACCCTATCGGCAAGGGTGGAGGTGTCTTCACGCATAATCCTTGATCTCCTTGTGAACGACCTTGCCGGTCGTGTTGTCCGTGATCAGGGCATCTGCGGCGAATTCTTCGCGCTCCTTGGGGAGAGGAGGCATCTTGATCAGATCGCCAAGGTAGTCGTTGACGATCGACATCAGTCGGATCACCGACTTCTTGTTGTTCGGATTGAAGCCCAGGTTTTCGAGGAACCGCTGGGCCTGCTTGATCGGCGTGTTTTCGGAGACCCAATGCTCGCGGCTCCAGCGCCAAGCCGACTCGAGGGGGACGACACAGGGGATGCACCGCTCATGCGTCATCGCGTTGATGGTGGGGACCAACACCATCGAGGGGCGACCGTCGATCAGGTTCCAGGTCAAAAAGACGGTGATATCGCCCCTAGCATAGACCTGGTGGAAGACGGCGAGATCGTAGCTGACCTTGTAACGTGCGGCGGTGTTGAGATCGAGGGTCATACTGCCATGCCTCCGGTTGAGCGTCGTGACGGGCGCTTCTTCGCGTTGATGAAAGAGGGATCGAAGCCTTGGCCCCACTGGCGGAAGGCGTCGGCATAGTTGGAGTAGCGGTCGTGCATTGGCACGTCCGTGAAGGCGTCGAGCCGGGCGTTGTAGGTCTTCCGGTAGTTGTCGAGCGCGACGATGCCATCCGAACATTCGTCGGCGTCGATGAAGATCTTGCCGCTGGACATGGCCAGTCTGGTCGCCTGGATGCCGATCAGCGTTTCCTCGATCCGCTGGACCACCTCGAAGCTGAGGCCCGGCATCAGGGCTTGCATGATCTCCAGCGCGCTCTTTCCGGTCTGCAACGACTTGTTGACGGCATCATGCGGCAGGAAGTGCCGGCCACCGAGGTTGTAGTTCCGCTTCTGCATGTAGGCGGCGTAGTGGTCGAGGCTTTCGCCGCTATTCTCATAGGCGTGGATGAAACGGTGTTCGCCGGCGACGAACTGGTGGAACCAGATGGCGGTGGTGTCGTTCCAGCCCAAGTCCCAGAAGGTGTTGACCGGGATACCTGGTGTGTAAGGGACGTGCCTGATATGCCCGGCCGCCCGCAGCTTCTGCATTTCGTTGGCGTAGTAGGCGCCCCTGATCTTGCCCTGTCGCCACAGGCCCATGAGAAGCGCGTCGCGCTCCTCCGGGGTCATTTGCAGCAGGTTTTCCCGGTATCCTGTGCCTGTGAGGTGCGGGTTTTCGGACAGGCGCGCCGGGATGAACCTGCGGGTGATGGTGGTGACTGTCCGCAACTCCGGGTCCACGATATCGACCGGGATTGCGGTGGCTTTACCGTCTTCCTGGATGCCCCACCGCTCCATCACCCACTTCTGGCCAGGCCCATCGGGGTTGGTTGTGGAACGGATGTAGCGGGGCAACGAGCGGTCGGTGGAGCGACAGCGCGAGAACAGGTAGATGTAGCAAACCGGTGTTGGCCATAGGGTGAGTTCGTCAAACCCCACATAGTTCCAGGCGCGACCGCGATACTTGAACCGATCGCTGTCATGCTGGAGGTGGCCAAACTCCACCTTGGCGCCGGCTGGGAACGTCCAGATCTTGTCGGTCTTGTTGTAGAAGGCGTCTGGCTCGATCAGTGGGTAGAGTTCGACCGCTCTGTCGATCATGTCCCTGAGTTCGGGATAGGAGCGACGGAACAGTATGGCGCGATGCTTTGGGTTGAATGCGCCGTCATGCTGGAGGCAAAGCGCATCGATCAGAAGCGCATCGGTCTTTCCACCTCCAGCTGCGCCACCATAGAGCGCTTCCAGATCGTCACAGGCGAGGAATTGGGTTTGCCGGGGTGTTGGCTCCCACAACACCTCTTCGGTGTCCTCCTCGACCCCTATGGTGCCCATCGCGCTCACTGGATCGCCCCTGTGGTGGGGTGGGTCTGGGCGTGATGGTCTTGGGGCGGGGCCGCATCCGTTGCATAGGCGATGGTTTCCGCCTCTTCCTCGTCTTCGTCCGACCAGGCGAGCGGTAGCAGCAAGTGATGGTCGAGCAGAACCGATCGATAGACCGCTTCCAGCAGGGTTTGCGTCCCGAACATCGCAGCGGCGATCGGCTGATGGACGATGAACCCATCATCGTATCGGATCATGGCTACAGCCAGGCGGCCCTCGGCCTCGATGCTGACGCAGTCGATACGGCAGGGCAGCGTGGTGTTGCCGATGATCGCGTTTACCGCATCGATGGTGGCGGTGAGGCGCTGACGGAGCGAGAGGAGTGGCGCGGTCATGGTTCCACCTCATCGTCCTCGTCCACCATCAGGTCTCTGGTTGTCACGACCGCAGCTTCCTTGGCCGGAACCTTGACGATCTTTGCCTTCACCGAATGCTCGATGGGACCGCCATTCTTGCCGGTGACCTCACTCAGGTCTTTGAACATGCCCAGATGCTTGCCGACGAGTTCGAGCGCCCGTGAGCGATCCGCGATTACGAACTGCTTTCCATCCTTCGTTTCCTTGACGCCCCCGAAGATGGCCGCTGCCTCTGGTGACATGGTCGAGGTATCCGCGAACACGGTGAAGGGTCGGCCAAGGCCATCACATTCCGGGCATTCGGGGTTATGGGGTCGTGCGAGGCGGTAGCCGTATCCACCATCGTCGGTGGGGCGTTGGGCGATCTCGCGCGCCTTTTCCGGCAGCAATCGCCATTGCTCCACCGCTTGGCGATACTCTCGCTCCGTCTTCCACTGGTAGTGGTATTCAAAGCCCCAACAGTATCGGCAGCTACCGATGCGATGTTCGGTCAGTTCACGCCGGTCTGCGGTGGCTTCAATCCAGAGGCGCCGCAAAACATCATCGGCCTCGATCTGCAGCTTGGCCGCGCGCTTCTCCATCTCCTCGGCGATGGCGGCGGCAACCCTATCATTTACCAGCATGCGGGCGGCGTTGACGTCCGCGTTCTTCTGGCTGTAGCCGGCCTTGCGATAGGCATCACTCGCATTGAGGCTCAACAGATACTCGCGAACGAAAATCTGCTGTTTTTTCGTGAGTTGATCGATTTTGCCGGCCATGGCGCATCACCTCTACTGGCCTCGCATTGTGCCAGAGGTTGATTCGCCATCCTAGCCATAGTGGTATCGCGTGGGCTTGAGGGCTAGATTTGGTGGTGGTGGTTAAGAAATGGGTGTTTTTGTCACCCTATTTGCCCAATGCCTCATATCTGGCGGCGAACCAGACCGGCCATGTGATCGCATGGGCGTTGCGGCCGAGGATGTGGCGACCGGTTTGAGGTAGAACCCCGATCTTGCGCCAGGCATCGGCCCGGGCGACCAGGTGGTGCCTCATGCAGATGGTATCGATCAGCAAGGCCAGATCGTCGGCGCTGGCCGGCATATCATCGACACCCACATCAAGCAGCCGACGATAGGTCGCCATCACCTCCGGTTCGAGGTCGGGCCTCGGGGGCGCGGAGAGGATGTCTTGCCGCAGCGCCGCCTGGGCGCGGCCTGGGGCGACCAGATCCTTGTCCATCTGATACATCCTGGCTCTGGCCAGATTGGTGAGCGCGGCGTCTACCTTGTGATCTCGCATCGTCACCTCAATTGGTGGTGCAGGTCATCATCCCCGAGTTGGGGTCTGTGATGCAGCTGGTGGTGGTTGTCGGTCCAAAGGTGCCGGACGATGAGCAGGTCACCAAGCCCGAGTTCGGATCGGTGATGCAGTTGGTGGTTTGCGCGGTGGCGGCGGTGGTGATCAGGACCAGGGCGATGATGAGGCGCGTCATTGGTGGCTCCCAATAATGTGGCCTAAGCACCCTAGTCCTGAATCGGTCGGCCAGACAACACCTCAGATCGCTGTCAGAAGTCCCGGCTGACCAGAGATATCAGAGCAGGCTTTTGCAAACTCCAGTCTGGCCGCGTTATACTCGTCCCAGGCGTCACGGCTCGCTTGCGCCGCTTCGTCTGCCGCCTTCCGTTTCTGTTCGAAAGCCTTCTGCGTCTCATCGAGACGGCCAAGGGCCTGATTCAGTCGTTCGATCTGTTCTTCTGTCATGTCTCTTTCCTCTAGCCCCGCCACCACAGCCATTTGTGCTTACGCGGGTTTGCGTCATGTGAGATCTCGATGGCGAACCAAGCCAGAATGATTGCCTCGATAACGATGATGGCAGCGGCACCGACGAAGACGCCGAGCCCGAAATCCCACCAGTTCATGGGCCGCACCCCTCATCATCGATCAGCAACGCCAAACTGGCGAGGTTGTCTCTGATCGCCCTGTCCTCAGCCAGCCTGCGGGCCAGATCCGCGGCACTGATCGTGCGACACGGCTCATCGGCGGGATAAAGCTGGATGTCCCACGCCTCCGCTTCCACATCGGTGCCTGTGATAGAGACAACCGTATGGCCGGTGAGGTAGCCAAACTCTGGCTCGAACCTTTCTTCCTCCCACCAGTTCTTCTCGGACTCCGGCCATTCGGTGGCGCTGGTCGTCAGCGCGGCCGCACTGGCCCGCAGCTTCTCCAGCGCCTCATCCAAGCTGTCGGCGACAACCACGACATCAGCATAGGCGCGGACATTCATGGCGAGCGTGCAAACGAAATCAGGCATGTCACACCTCCCGCCATTCGATTTCTGTGATGTCAACCTCTTCTCCGGCTTCGGTGAGGAAGAGATCGTCGCCTGCGATGTTGGTCTTGATCTGCGAGCATTCATCGAACACGCGCGATGGCTCTCCGCTGTAGCACCAACCACCGGTTTCTCGGTCGATCGTGATCGGATAGCTTGCCTCAACCGTCTCGCTGGTGCCGATAATCCGATCTTCGGTGCCTTTCTTGTAGTAGGGCATGTCACACCTCAGAAGGTTGGGCCGGAAGCGGCGAAGGGGTCGGCGGGCGACGCTGGCAGACGAGTGATACATTCAGCCAGCTTAACCAGAGCGCCGCGCGATCCCTCCAACGAGAAGCTAACCACCGGCTTTGCCTCGGCGTTGGTGAGGGTCAGGGTGCGGCCGCCTTGAAGCGCGGTGATGAAAGCGGGGGTTACGGCATTGACCACCAGCGAGTTGCCAGATGCGATGGCGACCAGTTCGAACCTGGTGTTGTCAACATCGGCGAAGCCCCTGATCTCGCGCTGCCCCAAACTCCAAGCCTCATCAACCACCACCGCCGCAATCTGGCCGGTTTTCACCGTCCCAGGCGTCCCGATCAATGACAGCATGGTGGAATCTGAGAAGGTCAGCGCGCCGCAGTAGGTGTCAGCGGGATCGGACAGATCGATCACCACCTGCCAAACCCCCTCGGCGTGGTAGACCTCGGCCAGCGCAGGCGTGGCGGTGAGAGCGGCGACAAAAACGATGTGTTTCATCATAATACCACCTTCTTGGGTTGATGTTCGGTTTCGGCTGGCAGGATCACATCGACCTGGTCGAGGTATGCCCAACGGGTGCCATCGTCGTAGTCGATCAGATGGCGACCGTTCTTGATGCCGAAGCCGGAGACGGTGGCGACCACAGGTGCATCCATCCCGAACCCGGGCCGCAGCACCACGCGCGCTCCCACGACGATCTTGCGGGTGTCGATCATGGTGTCTCCTCCAGCGCGGCCGCCAGCTTGCGGACGTGGTTTCGCAGATCTTCGACCATTGCGGCGGGGACTCTGCCCTTGGCGGCAAGCGCTGCACTCACCTCGTCAGCGGCCCGCTTGGCCTGGGCGACTAGGACCGACTTCTGCGGCTTGGAAGCATCCAGCAACTCCTGGATGGTGTCCTCATGCCGATCCCATCCCGCAGGCACATCGACCAGCACCGGTGACGAGTAGACGCCTGCGACAGATCGGTATTCCCAATCAGCGATCCCGCTATCGTCCCCATAGATGCCACGCTCGGTCAGAAGTCCTGTCAGGGCGTCGCATGCCTCGGGCTCCGACATCACATCAAGCATGATGTGGACGGTGGTAACATAGCGCTTCGCCGCAGGGCTGACCGCATTGCGGGCCTCGTAGGCGGCGGTGATGGCGGCTTGTTCAGCTTCATGTTCAATGAGGTTGGACATTTCAGCCCCCGAAAGCGTTGTGGAATGCGCCGATGAAGTAGGGGGCGCAGGCGAACAGCGGCGCACCCACCAGCATTGCGGCGACGAACAGTGCCTCGCCCAAAGTGATCGTGCGGGCGATGCGGATGAGGTCTCGCATATCCATGTCGCTCACGCCTGGAAGAGATCGAAGATGTGGTTGGGATAGACGGCCAGCACCGCCCAATCCTCGGACGAGGTTTCGCTGCCCTCGGCCTCGGCCCTGTCCATGGCGGCGGTGATCGCGGCGACACAGGCGCCATCAACATCAGCGGCCTCGACCCATTCGCGGGTCACGCAGTCCGCCGCGCATGACTGGTCGCCATGCCACTCCATCGGCATCATCAGCAGCACCGTGAACTTGCCCTGCGCCGCCTCGATAGCTTGCATCGCTTGGACCTTCAGGTCAGCCACCTTCGCCATGCGGGCGATTTCAGACATCGCGAAATTGCGACCCTCGGCGGTGCCGTCCTCGATCAAGGCCAAGAACGCGGGGACGAGTCCCTGCCAGCTTGGCGTGATGTTGATGGTCTTTGGTTCAGTCATGGTCGCCTCCTCTGGCGGTGTCGGCCTGCGGTAATCGCTGCCATGTCTCCTTTTAAGGTGTTTTAATCACCCTGTCAATACATCAAGCGGGATGCTGTTGACCTGATCCCCCCATGCCACCCATCCCGGTCGGGTGGTCCGGCTGAACACCTCGATCCTGCGGGCCTCGGGCATCAGCTTCTCAGCGGCGGCGAAGGCTTCATCTGGCTTCTGGCTGTGCGCCCTGACCGGCCCCTCGATCACGGATCGGACGGTGCGGGCGCATTTGGGATCACCGCGGCGGCCGATCAGGAATGGCTCGCTGGCGCAGCGCAGGACGTATCCGGTTCCGAATGCGATCTTGCCGTGCTTGGTGCGCTTCACCCACGTCCCTGATGTGGTGAAGCTGAACCCCCAAGCCGCCATGACCTCCAGCGCCTGCGGCAGCATCGGATTGGTCGCCCACAGCCAAAGCAAGCAGTTCTCGGCGGCCAAGGCGTCCATGGGTAGCGCCTTGATCCAGTCCAGCGGCTGGCACTCATACTGCGCCGATGGATTCTTCGCTTCACCCCGCGCCGACCAGTTCGCAAAACTCCACGGCGGATCGACCATAATCAGATCGAAACCGCCGAACGGCCTCAGATCGGCCCAGGCGCGGATGATGGCGGGATCGGGCTTCATCCGGTGCACTCTCCATCATTGGCCTGGCAGAGCGCGCCGACCTTCACGAGGCTGTCAAAGCCGGGACATGTCCCGGTCTTGTCCCGCCCTGTCCCGGTCATGTCGCCACCTCGCGCAGCTGCGCCGCTGCCGCCTCAAGCGCCTCAAGGGGGGCGACATAGAACTTGGCGTAGGCTCCACCCTTGCGGTCGTGGAGATCGCGGTAGAACTTGGTGCATTTGGGCAGATCGGCGGCGGCGATGGTGTGGCGCCAGTTGCCATCGACCATGATCACGCGCGATTTGTCGCGGGAAACGATGGCCTTGAACGTCATGGCAGACACCAGAGGTGGACGATGCCAAACCCGTTCGACCTGGTCCGGCGATGCCGGACCACCGCTCCAGTGGCCTCGAACACCGCCAGCCACTTCCGGCAGGTTTTTTCGCTCACATGCGCGGCGGCCGCGATCACCGGCAATTCCAGTGGGGTCTTGGTCAGGGCCCCAAGCACACGCTCATTGGGCTGGGGACCGGCGGGCCCGCGCTTGGCCTTGCCGCCGCGCATCCGGTTGTTCTCCACCATCGCGGCCCGGGCCAGTAGTGCTTGGTAGATCTCGGGATGGTCGGCGCAAATCACTCGGTTGTTCACGGATTTACTCCCGCTGCTTTGAGTTCGGTGGTGGTGATCAGATCGAGCCGCAGCATGTCGGCGACATCGGTGTTCGAGACCAAGGAAGGGGGCGCGTTACCGCGCCGCAGCCAATTCGCCTTCATCGTCAGCGCGGCGAGGCGTGACTCTTCGGTTGGTGGTGGTGGCAAGCGCCCCTTCGCAGATCTCTGCGATTGGGTCTTCTCATGCTTGGGTGGCTTGGGTGGGATGAAACCCGCGTTCTTGGCATCCACCCACCGCTGCATCGCCGGGGTGAAGTAACGCAGCGAGTTCGGCGGCCCATCCTTCTTGGTCGCCATGGCCTCGGCGATGATGGTTGCGATCTCCGCCTCGGTCAGCTTGAGGTCGGATATCCAGGCATCCACCACCAGCGCATCAGACGCCTTGATCGGCGCCCCGATCACACCGGCGATCCGGTCGATCAGATCACCATTTTCCAGTTCACTCGCGCCCGCGCTACCACCACCACCTCTTTGTTCTGGCTCTGGTTCTGGCTCTGGTTCTGGTTCTGGGTTTCGATAGGGTTCCGATAGGCTATCGATAGCCTTTGAGATACGATTGATCTCGGCGTGGATACGCTCTGTTTCCTTGGTATGCTTGGAATCAAGCACATCCCTCAAAACAAAGACTTTTTGCCCGCAATCCGGCAGCGAAAGCGCCAGCTTTACAGCCGCAGAGGCATGCTTGGGATTGGTGAAGGGGTCGTGATCGAGGAAATCCACGATCCGAACCAGGTTTTCGAGCCTGTCGACGCCTATAAGGCCCGCATCGCATAGCCTATCGATAGCCTCTAGATAGCGTTCCACATGCCACCGAAGATCCTCGGCGGCGTAGCCGTCACGGAGGACAAAGCACCCCACCAT